CGCCGCTCATGAAAAGATGGGCAAAGAAACCCTCTGTCCCAATTGCAAATTAGTCCCGTTTAGTTGCTGTAAGTGTCTCGATACTGATGAAGCATTCCTTGATGCTTCTGAAGATAGTGCCGAGGCAATGCAGGCAGAAGCGTTCGGAACGTTCGCACAGAGCATTTCTTCCGTCGTTTCCGAGTTTGATGTTTTCGACAGGATGCTTGTGCGGTACCGTCTGTTTGTCGATTCTTTGCACCGAGATTGTGCTGAAAAGATTGCTTTCCTTGAGAGTAACATCTTTTCGGTGCTGATCCTTGGAACTGGAATTGTCATCAGCGCAACACTTGCACAGATTGCTCACTTTTCGATTGGAATTTTGTCTATGCTGCTTTTTATTCTTGTTTCTGAATGCCGCAGGCGTGTAATTTCCCGATTGCACACGTTTGCCACCGTCACTGCCCCGGACCTCATACAAGCGCACTCTGCCAGTTTGCGCACTACCGTTGAAGAATACGGAAAGAAGATGGTAATGTTTGGAATGGCTGCATATTTTGCTAGCGTTTTCATGGACTATCTTCAAAAACGTAAAGTCAAAATGGTGGCTGAAAGTCACACTGAAAGTCTCTCCGTGAATCCTATAGTTAGTGACGGGCCGCGCTATGCCCCCGTCGTGACAACGGTTCTCACTCCACAAACGGAGTCAGACCCTGGATTCGTTGCTAAAGTCAAGGGATTAATTCCTATATGGAAGCCCCTCAGTAGCGGACCATCTGTCCCAAATCCCCCAGTGGAGACGAAGACTATCACACTCGAAGATCTCAAACGGCTTACCATTGCCAACACTTGGTCTGGCGGTTTTCGCCCAGTCGGCCACCCCGAAGTTCCGATGCAAGACGTGCATTTGTTCTTCGTTAAAGGCGGCTATGCGTTGACTGTTAGTCATTCCCAACTCTACCAGGGAGAACTGCTTGCTTCTGTCTTTGAGAAAGATGGAGTGAGTTTCGTTCTGCCTGCTGGGGCCACATACCAGTTCCCAGGGCTGGACCTCCAGCTAATCGACCTGAACAATCTTGTCGCACCTCGAAAAGATCTTACCAAGTTCTTCTTGGAGGAGGTTCCACCAGGTGATGTTGTGGCCCAAAAGTTGGTGTTAGAAAATGGCAAGTACGTTTTCAGAGGATCAGTTATGAGACCCAAAAAGTCGACGTACAATCTTCTCACTCGACACACGGCTCCCGGAAAGGAAGTAAAAACCCAACCACAGTTAATGTTTCACACTGTTGGTAGTTCCATTCAAACCCAAGCTGGTTATTGTGGAATGCCATACATAGTGGATTCTGTTGCTAGAGGAATTTTTGCAATCCATTGCTCGGGAAACCAAGCAGATAAGAGTGGTGCGGTACCGTTTACCCGCAAGATGATCGAACAGGCTATAAAAGTACTCGTCTCACGAGGAAATTTGGTTCGGCTTGAAAAGGCCCCTATGGACCTTTCCGCTGGAAGAATGACAGCCGAGGGTGCGGTAGATACAAAGCACCCCATCTTCCGACTGCCAAATGACGGGAGAACCATTCGCTGCGAGAAATGGGTCCCAAAACACTTTTCAACCAGATCCTCGCTGGTCTGCAACCCGCATTTGCAGAAAGCCAAGGATCATCTTGGATTGAAGGTCCTGAAACGCCGTCCCAAAATGAGCGTTCAGGAAGCGGGATACCCAGTTCTTGAGTCAGCCACACGTCCGAAACCCTTTGGAAATAAGGATCATCTTTTTCTCGCCACAGAAATCATAATGAAGGAAATAATAGATCCAATCATGACTGCGTATACTCCGGCTGAACACGAAACCCGTCCGCTCACTTATTCCGAAATTCTGAATGGAATTGAGGGACACTTTCCCTGTCTGGACCTTAATAAGTCGTCCGGTATTGGCGGAAAGAAACGCGATTACGTCACAGGAGAATTACCAGAAAGACAACTCACGAAGGAAATGGAGTTGGATTGCGATGCGATTGAGAAAATGATTACGCAGAGCAAGAACCCCTGCCTCCCAGCGGTCGCGTGCATTAAGGATGAACCAATTTCTCCTCATAAGACCGCCCGGTTGTTCTACAATCCTCCTATGCAGTTATATATGGTGATTGCCAAATACATGAAGAATGTACTTGACGTGATTACCAAGAATGCAGTAGGGTTTAAAACGGCCATTGGCCTAGACCCTGTCGGTCCAGAGTGGGAGAACTTCGTCAAAATGTTTTCCGCTCCTCACTTTCGCAATAACTGTTTTGACCTCGATTTCGAGAAGGTTGACACCACTCAAAACATTGTCTTTAGAAATTTTGTAAATGTATTATGTATGCGTATTGCTCGACACTTGTATAAAAATGAGAATGACCTCGAAATGCTTCGAAAGGCAATGGCTCTCGGTGACGAGACCCCAATCGACTTCCTCGGCGTAGTATTATTCCTTGAAGACCTTCTAGTGTCCGGAATGATTTTTACCGCGCACAAAAACGGCATTGTGATTATTCTACTTATGGCTATCTCCTACATCAGGTTTTGTCATGAAAAGAAAATCGACTGTTCTGAACATAAGTTCCTCGACTGCTTCGCCATGGGCGGACTAGGGGACGATTCCGTTGGGGCGGTAAGTGATTTCTTCCGTGAAGCTGGCTGGACCCAAGAGCACCTTGTAGATGTGGCCAAAAAATACGGTATGAGGCTAACTGCCGCTGACAAATCCGATGTCTTCAGATTTAAAACCTTCCCTGAATGCGAATTTCTTAAGAGGTACTATAATTGGCATCCCGATTTGGAAGCGAATGTAGCTGTGGCCTCTCCCAAGTCTTATTTGCGTCCATTCCACCTGCACCAACCCAGTAAGGAAATGACAGAAGCGGAGTACCAGTGTGAACAAACTCGCACCGCGATGCTTGAAGCGTTTTACGGTGGTAGGGCTTGTTATGAAGAACTGCAGAAGCGGTTCCACGCCTATTTTGACAACGCCCCAAACACGTACAAGGACGCCATCCTCTTCACGCCATACGAAGAAGTCCTG